CCACTATAGGAATAGGTGCTGTTCCCAATGCTATCTTATCTCTTGTAGGCATATTTCCTATGCCCGTCATTATATCATCAAAAAGACCCATTTAGTTAGCTTCCTGTGGTAAATTGGAAGGAGACTTTAACATTTTTAGGATATTGTCTTCCGACATGCCTTCAGCATACATTTCATCTACAACATCGTTAATAATTACACTGGCTATTTGACCAGCCCTCTTTGGATTTTTTTCGCCTATTTGATCTATCTTTAAAAGTTTACGAATGTGTTTTGGACTTGTAGCTATTCTAGACAACATTACCGGCCCGAAAAATACCGCACCTACTGTAGCAGCGGCAGGAAGAACCGCTGTTCCTGTTGCCACGGCAGTAAGACCGGCAGCGCCAGCGGCATATTCTCTAGACCGTAAAAACAAAGTAGCAAGACCACCTTCAGGTTTTTTAGCTGCTTTTTCCATTAGATTTACAGTTTGTCTAAATGGTCCGTAATCTTTACCTAAAACAACCTTTACTGTTTCTCTTAAATTAGCATCATCCCTAAGATTTTTAGCTAGGGTAGAAAAACTTTTGATGTCAAAATTAGGAGTATCTGAATTAGGAAGAACTTTTTCAATATAATGACGTTTGATTACGTCTTTAGCTTCCGCAGCAGATTTAAAGGGAAGTTTAGATGCTTCTGATCCTACAGTAGCGTATGCTTTATCTATAGACTTCATTATAGCTTTTATACTTTCAACTTTATTTGGTTGAGTAAGCATAGCTCCTAAAGACGCATAAGATTCTCTTCCTGCATTTCTAACAAAAGTTTTGTTAATGTCTGGAAAAACAGCAGATTTAAACTCTCCATAGCTTTTTTGTAAATCTACATATTTTTGACGTAAAGTTGGATTTTCTTTAGCCAATTTTAAACGAGTTTTAGCTTGAAAATACATTCTTGCTTCCTCTAACTGCCTTTTAGCATTGGCATTAAAACTAGGTGAGTTTAAATCTCCAACTTTATTAATAGCGTCCGTTAATCTTTTTTCAAATGTAATTAAATAACTTCCAGATACATCTTTAGCGTCTTTTGGTATTCCATCTTGAAGTTCCTTAAGCACTGCTTGAGTATCTTTATCTAAAAGAGATTTACCAAATTCATCCTTTAATTCTTTTTTATTGATATATTTAAAAATTGACCCTCTTATTTCTTTTGCGTCTACTGTAAATTTAGATGCTTCATCTCTAATGGCATCTAAAGCAGTTCCATAGTTTTTTATATTAACTTTATTAGCTTCATTAAAAGCATCCATAAGTCCTCTACCGACTACATCATCAGTTAAACCGGCCCTAGTTCCTCGTAGTAACTCTGCTTGGCGTTCACGTACTAAATCTACTATTCTTTTCTGGTTGTCTTCAAATACGTTTTTACCTAGAATACCTGTTCGACCTAAGAGTTCTTTAGTTACTTCAAACCTAGGTGCAACTCCCGGTCCTAATTGAGATGGAGTTAAAGACGCTCCTGCTTCTTCAGCAAGTTTTTGAGCTTCTCCTATTTCTCTTACAACATTACTTTCAGGAGTTATTTCACCTCTTGATATTTTTGTTACAATATCTTCGGGAGGTGTTCCTTTATTTAAAAGTTTTTTTACAAGTTCAAATCCCGGTTTACCTACAAATTTTCCTAAACCTAAAGTAGTTAAATCTATACCCATAGACATTCCAAATTCTGTAAGTGCTTTTACTAAATTTACATCTCTACCAGCAGTTATATCTGACGTTACTGATCCTCCTCCTGATCCAACTCCTCCTCCAACAATTCCCCCAATTAATGCACCTTTAGGACCAGCCGTAGTGCCTCCTATAATAGCACCAGCGATAGACCCTGCAATTCCAACAGGTAATCCTTGATTTTCTACAAGGTATTTAACTACATTATCATAGGTTAACGCTTCACCTACTTCTCTAAATGTAGTAACAACACTATCAATAAATCCTTGATCTTGCTCTAGACCTTGATCCGGTTCTGTAGATGTTATTTGTTTTCCTTGTGTATCAAAATCACTAAAAGCGTTTGGTGGTGCTGGTGTTTCAGAAGAAACTTTTGGAAAATCAGAAAAAGCATTACTCATGGGTTTAATATCCTATCTGCTAACCCTAAACCAAATCGTTCATCAAAATCTGATGCTAATTCTGGGTTATCTCTTAATCTTTGTATAGCCCTAGGGTCTAAACGACTTATTTGCCTATCTAGTGTTTGATTTCTAACTGCTTTTTCATAAGATTTTTCATCTGCAAACTCGTTATTTAAAAGTAATTGACCTCTTTCTTGAACCCTATTTACTTTTTCTAAAACAGATTTTAAAATAGCTATGTTGTTTGCATTTCCTTTAGTAACTTCTGCCATTCTTCCCCTAATAAATGCTAAATCAGCATCAGTAGGTCTAGTACCTGTTTCTTTAAGTTTAGCTAAAATAGTATCTGTAAGTCTAGCTTTAATTTCAGAAAATTTAGGATTTGAAATACCAAAATAATTTTTTACATCATCTTGTAATTCATATAGACCGCCTGTAGGTTCTCCACCTTCTAATATAGAAATAACTTTATTTAAGTTCATTGCTACATCTTTAGCTTCTCTACTATTATCAAGAATTATTGATTGTTTTGTAGCCCATTTTTTACCCTTTAAAGTAGAAACCGCTTCATCAATTCGACCAGTAGCGGTTAATCCTTCTTTATTTACAGGTTTCCATTGATCAGGGTTTCCAGCAATTTGATCTCTTTGTACAATATCTCCAGCATCATTTATAATATAAGATTTTGGTGGTCTTCCATCTTTAAAATTATATGTAACAGACCTATACCTAACACCGTCTAGGTCTTCAAAAGCATCATTTAATTTAGCAGATTTTAATTCAGATAAGTTAGTACCTTTAGCGGCATTTTTAGCTCTTTGTAATGCTGCTTCATTACCAATTTCATCAATATCCAGCCTACGTCTAGTTTGGTAAATGTCAGCAAATGCTTTAGCCTCCGGTAAATAACCCATTTCTAAAAGATCATCAATTAAACTTTGTGCTTCAGAAGTGGTAATTTTATCGTCAGCATTAAGAGTTTCATATTTTTTCATTAGTGTTTGACGATCCGCATCTCTTTTGCGTATCTTGGCTAATCGTGGGTCTTCCTGAATAAAACCCTCCATTGGCGTTCCTCGTAGTAAACGACTACCAATTCCTCCTGCTTGCCTAGCAATGTTCCTGCCCATTTGTTCACTTGCTTTAGCAATTATACCAGAAATGTAGTCAGGTGCTTGCTTTTGAGCGCGAAGTGCCGCTAACTCATCCTCTTGCCTCATTGCTCTTCCTACGTCGGCAAAAGTTTCTCCACCAAACAAACCTAACCCTGAACTAAACGGATTTGTAGCCATTATGTTATTCCTTTCTGTTTATACATTAAAGGTAGTCTTCACCACCACCACCACCATATTCATCATCGTCAGGGTCTTCACTAGGGCTATCATAACCACTACCCCCGCCTGTTTCATCATATTCAGTCCTTGGTAAATCTACTGGTGGTGGCATTAAAGCGGCAACGTCTGGCGAAACTTTTAATCCAAAAGCGGTAAAGGGATCAAGAGACAACGCTAGGGCTTTATCAAAATCTTTTCCAGAGCTAAATAATCCATCTTTATCTGGAATTTGATCTTTATCTGTTATAGCCCTTCCAAATCTATCCGTTAACCCTCCAGTAGAAGGACCACCTTTAGTAAGATTATCTGTAATATTTTCTTCTGCTATATATGTTCCACCAAATAACATTTCTGAAATTGGTAATCCTGTAAGTTTACCTATGCCAAAAGCAAGTCCTTTAGTAATAGGATTAGTTATAATATTATATTGGTCAATAAGTTGAGCAGTAGTTGGAGTTTCTTTCGGGTCTTCAGGAAGTTCTTCTCCGATTGTTGGTTTACAATTTACATCATTTGGATTTAATTGGCAGTAATCAGGGCCTACACGATTAAATAAACCTAAAGCTCCTTGATACAACACAGGAGGTTGAACTACAGGTTGCATACTAGAACCAAAATTAGCTCCGGTTCTATTTACAAAATCCTGTAAAAATGGTGATAAATTTTGATTACCAAACATTCCTTGTTGTGTTAAGGCCATTTTAATTTCCTATGTTTTTTCTTTTTTAGGTTGTCCAAATAAACCAGCACCATACGATAAAGCAGTTCCAAGAGGACTAGTAGCAAAAGCGTTATTTATTCCTCTAACTGCGTCTGATCTAGCTTTAGA